ATATAATTTAACTACTATCGCAAGTACACATGCTAATATTATTAATTCAACTACACTTACCTCTGGTCGTAAATACTTTGTTCGTATATGAAACCACATTGTAAGTTTCTGATACCAGTCTGGTTTATAATGCATAACTATTACAAACATTAAAATTAAAAATAATAATATGTTAAGTATTAGCATTTATTCTTCTCTGATACTCTTGCATTTTTTTACCTGCCTTTTTAAAGGCTCTGTCAAGTTTTAATTGACTTGCTTTTTCTGTAAAGTTTCTGCCAAGTATATGGTCGTACTCATGTTGAAATGCCCTACTCATCATACCATCTAAGTTTGCCTCTTTTAAATCACCATTTTCATCTTCATATTTAACTACGACTTTTCTAGGTCTTTTTAAAGGTAAAAACACAAATGGAAAAGTTAGACATCCTTCTGTCATAAGAACTTTTTCATCACTTGAAGATACTATTATAGGATTAAAACAATGAATTGTCAAGCCTGATTCTATCTGTGGATGCCCACCTATAACAAAATAATTAAAAGGTAATCCTACTTGATTGCAAGTAAGACCTATGCCACCATACTTTTTCATAGTATCATACATGATTTCTGTTAATTCTTTTCTATCTTTAAAATAATGTTCTGATAACATATCATCAGTAAAAGGTGCAATAGCACATTGAACTCTAGGGTCTGATGGTGGTATCAATTCTAGTTTTCTATCATTTGTAATACTGCCTATATCTACTTCGTTTGTCATATTATACCTCTTCTAATTTTGTAAAGTTATGTTCTTTCTCGAACTTAATTATATTTGTAAACTTATCAAATAGTATATCACCTTTGTGTGATATTATAAACACATTTTCATTTGACATAGTTCCTAGTATCTTAAAAAAGTCTTCTGTGCCTTGTCCGTCAAGACTACTATCAAATATCTCATCTAATATTAATAGATTTGTGTTAGCACTATTTTTCATCTTTGCAATAGCACGCCATGTAAAGACTAGTGCTAAATCTATTCTCATTTTCTCACCCTCACTAAAACTATTATAGTTAAAGGTATCTCTATGTCTACTCTTTACTGTCTCGTTAAATTCTTCATCTAATACAAATGACACAAAGAAATCCATAGCCTGTAGATACTTGTTTATTAATTGATTCATAATCGGTAAATACTTTTTAATAATCTTAGACCTTGCACCTTTATCAGATAGTATTTCTCTAATTACATCTACATAATCTTTTTCTTCTTCTACTTTCTTTAAATCATCTGTTAATTTATCTAACTCAGTATTTAGACCTTCTAATTCTTTTTCTAATTCTTCTACTGATTGTCCATCTTCTGTGTTTAACTCAATCTCATCTGAATGTTTTTTGATACCTTCTAGAGATGTATTAATTTTTACTATCTCAATATCTAATTGTTGTATCTTTTTAGATACAGCATCCATCTGTGTTAATTGAGATTCTACTTTTGTTATCTCTTGCATGATATCTTGTAGGCCAGATTCTAGTTTTGTAATAGTAGTCTTTTCTTCTTCTACTTTTTTAGATTTTAAATCTTTAGGTATATCTTGTGTGCATGTAGGACATTCATCATGTGTTTCAAAAAATGATAAAGTCTCTTTGTGTGTATCTAAATTATTTTGTATCTTAGATTCTAACTTAGATAATTTTTTTGATTTCTTATCTACATCAGGTTTAAACTTCATAATTTCTTGTTGTTTTGCTATATCTTCATTCAATTGTTGTAATTGTTGTCTATATTGTCTATCTGCCTCTTGATTTTGTTCGATTTTTGAACGATATCGTTCCTCGGTGGCGCTAGTGCGTGTTTTTAACGATTTTAAATGTCCCGACTGTAATGCTACCTTCTGCTCTATTAAATCACGACCATGGCGAACCTCGGTAACTTTTTTTGCCAAATCCCCTTGTTTACTTCGCAAAATCAAGTCCATCTGTGTAAAAACCTTAATATCAAGTATTTCTTCAACAACATCACGCCTATATCGTGCTTTCATCTTCATGAACGGCTCATATGATGATGACCCTAATAAAACGACCTGTATGAATGAACGATAATTCAATTTCATGATAGTTTGTTCTAGATATTTTTGATAATCTATTGTAGAGGCATCCTGATTAATTAAGTTACCATTCTTGTAGATTTCAAACTTATTTGGTTTGATACTTCTAACTACTTCGTATGTATTTGTGCCTACTGAAAATTCTATCTCTACTTTACAATCACCACCGTTTATAGTATTTACCATTTGTTCTTTCTTAATAATTCTAAATGGTCGATTAAACAATACAAAACATAGGGCGTCTAATAGTGTAGATTTACCAGAACCATTTTTACCTATAATTAAATTTGTTGGGTGATTATCTAATCGAATCTCTATAGGTGTATTGCCTGTAGATAGAAAATTTTGCCATGATATAGATTTAAATTGTATCACTCGGACGCCTCTTTATATAATTGATTCACAAAGTCTTTTAATTTTGCCCTATCTAAATCAGTATCTATTTGTTCAATATAGTTACCTAAGAATGTAAGTGTATCTTCACCTTGGTCTAATATATCTTCTCTAACTGAAGCCGTGATGTCTGATGTATCTTCATCTATAATATTTAATTCATGTACATCTATTTCTGTATGCAATCTGTTTATAAACTTATCAAACTTATCTTCGTTATTTTTATTTACTATGAATAGTTTAATAAATGACTTATCATATTTTGATATATCTTCTTCAGCATAGTTTGTTTTCTTATCATCATAATATATCTTTTTAAATATAGAAAGAGGATTAGGTATTCTTTCTAACTCTCTTGTCTCTGTATCAAATACATGAAACCCTTTAGGACATTCATAATCATTCCAAGTTATCTGATACTGTGTGCCACAATAAAATATCTGGCCATCATCTGACTTCTTGTGAAAATGACCAGAGATAACTTTTTCAAATCTTTTAAATATATTCTTTTCTAAACCATGGTCGTTAAAATGACCCTTATGCATTTCAAAACCTTTTACTTCTAAATGGCCCATACATATTTGTGCTTGTGATTGAGATATTATTTTTAAAGATTCATCATAGATATCATCACATATCCACGGCACTAATAATATAGGCAGTCTACCAAATGTAACTGTTGTAGGTTTTTCATATATCCAAGGCTCTATCTTGCCATCAAATGTAGTAATTAATTGTTGTAATGCATTTACTCTATTTGTGTTTTTATAATATGTGTCATGATTACCTAATATAATATGAGTATCTATTCTCATATCATAAAGTCTTTTCCAAAACTTCTCTTGAAAGTTATGTGCGATTCTGTAGTTAATGAATTTTCTTCTATCAACAACATCGCCCAAATGTATTAGGTGTTTGATATTATTTTCCTTTAGATATGGAAAAAATAATTCATCATAAAATCTATTTTGATAATCCATAAAATGTGGACTATCATTACGACACCCAAAATGAGTATCGTTCAATAATGCAATTTTCATATTATTCTATAAATTTGTCAAGTTTGCCTTTTCTTTTTCTAGTAGTCTTCTTTTTAACCACCGGTACATCTTCAGCAGTAGCGTTTCTTTGTAGAAACTCACTAAACTGATTTCTAAATGCTCTATCTTCACCATCATTTAAAGTCATATCATCATAGTTACCTTCCATGATTAATCTATTCTTAATTGTAGTTTGTTTCTTTTCTTTTTGTATTCTTCGTATAAAGGCGTAATATATTATTTGTGTAAAGTATGCGAATGGATTGTTTGATTTTTCAGGATTGAAATTGTCAAGATATTGCAAACAGTTTTCTATACCATCAGAAATCATATCATCTCTAAATGTATAGTTTATAAAGTTTGGTCTGTAAGATAGATGATTTGCAATTTTTAAAAAGCACTCACCTATATAGTTTGAAACAGGTGGTTTATCTTCACCTGATTCTTCTGCTTCCGTACAGAGTTTTCTATATTCGGTCATAGCCGCTAAAAACTCTTTATTGTTCACATAATGTTCTTTCTTTTTTTCACTTTTCATGTTTTACATTATACTCCATAATATAATAAATGTCAATGCTGGTTTGACTTTATCAGTTTAATAAATGTATTTGTCCATACATATGGAAAAGGTATATACCATTCTGCCGGATTCTCATGATGATATTTATGTTGTCCATCAGAAAACAAAAGTGTAACCCATGTTTTATTTTTTGCCTCTTCTGGATAATGGCCTGAGGCGTTTACAAAACCAGCGCCTATAATACTATACATTGCAGGAAATATATATAATGCATAAACTAAAATAGGACTTATTAATAATAATGTAAAGAAATATAATGCATGTAGTTTAAAATAATGTTCATGTATGAATATATGTTCTTTATCTCTAAGTAAATCTTTTGCATATATCATACTTTTTTTACCTTCTTCTTTTGCAAAGAAATAACCGAAGAATACTTTCCAATAACCCATATATTTAGGTGAATGTGGGTCACCTTCTTTATCAACATATCTATGATGTTTTATATGTGCAGATTTATATATTATAGTAGAACCTGAACCTACTATGACAGCTACATACATTAAAAAGTAATGCCAAAATTTATTTGTTTTAAATGCCTTGTGTACAAAATATCTATGTAATGCTATAACTTGACCTATACCACCTAAAAAATATCCTAATATTAAACAAATTAACCATTGTTCTAATGTTAGAAAAAAGAAACTAGATATTAAACCTGTCCATAACAATGCCCACAATATTCTCATCTTTTTAATCATTTACTTATTAACTTTATAACATAATATGCCGAATCAATTTCATACCACTTAACACCATTGTTTATAGAAGTAGGATTTGCATGATGATTATTATGTAGTGTTGCACAATTTATAGGAAATATATTAATATTGACTGAGTTATCGTTAGTATCAAAGTTTCTATATCCCCAGCCTAGAGTATGACATAATACATTAGTAATACTTGATGTATGAAAACAAAATGTAGCAGGTATTAGTATCATACAAAGTGTATAAAAAGGACTTATTAATAAACATGGTATCATAAACATATAATATATTTTAAAGTAATTTTCATACTGTATTCTAAAGTGTTTATTCTTTAGTAATCTCTTTACTGTATGACCACTTATCATATTATTTTTATATGTGTTCCACCAAAACCATGTTTTCCAACCATTACTTGCTGGGTGTGAATCGCCTTCTTTATCAGAATATCTATGATGTGTTATATGATTCGGTGCCCACACTAACGCTGGTGGTTGTAGTGTAAATGTTGTACAGTATAATAAAAGTGTTTCTATTTTTTTATCTAATTCAAATGCTTTATGAGAACAATATCTATGTAAGAAAGTTTCTAGTGTAACTACAGCAAAAAAGAATATAGAGATGAATATTATTAAATAGTCTAGACCTGTAAAAGTTCCCCAATAATAGTAGATACCTACAAATGTTGCAAGTTGCATAACCAATTGTGTTAATAATAGTTTAGACTGTTGATTTAACATTTAACCTCTGCTCACTAAAAATAGTTTTTCTATAAACCATGCAGGTGGGTCTAGTTCCCACCACTTATGTCCGTGTCTGTAATCTTTTGATATTGTGTGATGATAGTTATGCCAACCTTCACCCCAGCTAATTAGTGAAGTTAAAGGACTATTAACAGCAGTACAATCTTTTCTAGGTGTAATAACAAGATAACCAAAATGTTTAGAGTGAGGTATAACACCAAAGGCGCCGGCTGCAAAATATACACAAGCTGCAGGAAAACTAAATGCAAATATACCTAACATTGGGTCTATTGCATATAAAACTACAATGTAAGTAAACAATAATTTCCAATAATGTCTTGTAATAAACATATAATCTTTATCTTTTAATATATCTTTTACCATTGTTTTAGGCACAGTTATAGGGTCATATAAAGTGAGCCATGCTCTAGTATAACCTATTCTGCTTGGTGATTGGTTATCATCTACAGGATGTCCAGCGTATCTATGATGATATCTATGTTGTGATGTCCATGATAGTGGACTACCAAATGCAGGTATTATCGTTAAGTATTTTAATATCTTTTCTCTTATTGCACCTGTTTTAAAACTTCTATGTGCCATAAATCTGTGTATTGCAATGTTTGTGCCAAATATATTTACAAATGCCCATGCGATTAAACCATATATGATATACTCTGGAAAGTAAATACATCCTAGTATAGCAATAATAGTATTAAGTAATGCCAACAATTGTATTAATCTTGCATGTTTCATTTTGTCCAACCTAATTTATTTATAACCCAAACGCATGGGTCAAACCAACAATGTTTTAGTTGTGGTTCAATATGATGTTGTCTATGAAATGATTCAGAAAATGCAACAGGATACATATACGGAACATCTCTAACTTCACCTATATGACACATAATTCCTGTTACTGTCATTACCCAAAATGTAGTCATACCTACAGCTGTTGCCCATGATAAAAACCATTCGATAGGTAATATCATAAACAAGATTATATTAAACAAGTATGCTAAGACTGTTTCATTTTTTGTTAACCACATTTGCCATTTGTTTTTTAATCTCTTAGACGCTAACTTGATACTACCTTCGTGTTCATGTGTTCTAAAAATAATTCTAAACCAATTGACATGTTTAGGACTGTGTGGGTCTTTTTCTGTATCTGAGTTTTTGTGATGATTATGGTGCCATGCACAATATGATATTGGCGTACCTATCAATGCAGTTAATGATACTACACTCATAATATTTTGAAACCATACTGGTGGATTCCATAAGTCATGAGTTGCCCACCTGTGAGTAAACATACTCATTACAAACTCTAGTAGAAACCAAAATAAAATATAAGTAAAAAACAATTGTGTCCATGATAGAACAACAAAAGAATATAGTGCTAATATAAAGTAAAATATGTATAAAATACTATGTGCAAATTTCATTTTCAACCACGCTTGACATTTCCTGTTTTTTATGTTATTTTAGCTGTGTTCTCCTCCCGAGGGTCAGAGTACCATAGCAATTAATGTTTAGTAGTACCATCTAATTCATCAAAGATTTCATTTATTCTTTTATTAGTATCATCATCAAGTTCTTCTCTTTCATAAGAATCTTGTTTGTGTTCTTGTACCATGGTTGCCCTATCATAAGCATTAGATACATTAATATAAGAATTAGACATAGCTTTGCCAGCAGAGGTGATAGTCATTATCTTATCTTTAGGTATAGAGATAATAGTATCATCACTATATGAAGTCCATTTTATTAATGCAACATAATCTTTAAGACCTACTTCTTCTACAGCAGGAATATACTTTACTTGAAGAGGTTTATCTACCTTAACAAGCGGCGATTTTTCATCTAACAAGTGTGTAGGTATCGTACATACGATATCATCGCCATTAATAAGTTTTA